CTATGCTAAGGGCTTTAAAACAGGCGGATTCCTATAATGTCAGCGAAATATTCTAAGAGTAGTCCTTATTATAATACTCCAACTTGGGGACCGTTTCTTGATGTATGGAACGGTACAACAATACCAGCGGCCAATGACGATGCGGTATATCAAATTGACCCAGCGTATAACATGCGACCAGATCTATTAGCACACGACATATATCAAGACACCGGTCTTTGGTGGATATTTGCTGTACGTAATCCTAATGTTATTTTAGACCCATTAATGAGTTTTACTACAGGTACTGTAATTTATGTACCATCATATGCTACTGTGCGTTCCGCACTAGGAATCTAAGATGCCAATTCAATCTAATTGGACTCAAGCCCAGATTAATTACTATAATGCATTAATTGAGCCCGGGCACCCCGATACAATGACCGATGCTCAGGCCACTGCCGAAGTTAATTCAGTAGGAACGTCCAATGGCACGCCAATGGCAATTGAGATCAATGGTGTCGGTAACACTGGGGAAACTGGACCCGGGGGAGCATCAAGCGACACATTACCTACTGTTACAATTACAGACGATCGTCCTCCTATTACTAGTCTATTACCAAATCCCATGCATCAGTTTGCAAGCTGGACATATAACTGGAGTATGTGGTGGTTGGATGTTGCGGACTTTAATAAAATTATGTCGGCAACAGATCCGGCAGCTGCAATGGCCGTTGAACCTGGGCCAAAGAGTTACGTAGTAGCTGAAGATTCAGGCAAATATCCTGACCGTCGTGTACCAAGCCCTGCGCTGAACTCTAGTAACTATGGATTAAATTACAACATACAAGAAGTAAGTTTTACAACTACAATTGGCCCTAATAAAACTAGTCGTAGTAGTAATATGATAGATGGCAAGTTAGTGATCGTTGAGCCATACGGCGTTACTTTTATTGATACCCTAGTTGATGCAGGCTTTGATGGCACCAAGTATATAAACTATACACAACAGCCATATATGTTGCAATTAGACTTTGTTGGCTACGACGATGCGGGACAACAAATACCACCAAGTAAAACAGCATTATACAGAAAACGTTTTCCTATCAAGCTAGTGTCATGTGACATAGACATAGACAAAAAAGGAGCACAGTATAATATTGAGTTTACATCATCTGGTGGTTGGACACACTATCCAGAAATGGCCAATACCTATACAGATATTACCATTACCGCTGGCACAGTACAAGAGTTCTTTGATGAATTTGCTAAAAAATTAAATAACTATTTTCAAAACAACATAACCAATGGGTCAGCACAATACGCAGATTCTTATAAATTTGTCTGTGATACTACTACAACCAACGGAGTATCAATTGCGTCAGCTACTATTGTAGATCCTAATCAGGCTACACTACAGCAAACAAATCCTGGGGTACAAGGTATAAAGTTTGACAAAAAGACTTTTACTATACCACACAATACTCCTATACTTGATGTTATTACTAGAATTATGATTCAGTCATCTTTTATGACATCATCACAGGGAATTGGAACAGCATCGCCTAGCTCTACTGGGGATCAAACTAATCCCTTAAAGGTATTCAAAACAACATCGCAGATTATCTACGCCGGCATGGATATTAAAGGCACTATAAACAATAATGTCGTTGATTCTGTTAGAGGACAATATCCAGTGCAGGCCGTTTATCACATTGATCCCTACACAACATGGAAGGGCGAACACCCAGCTGGTCCTGTGTTTTCAGACAGTAGAAATTACACAATTAAAAATTACAATTATATCTATACTGGTCAAAATATAGATGTATTAGATTTTAAGTTAAAATTTGACATGACTTATTATACGGCCTTACAACAGTATAATACTATATTTGCAGCAACACAGGCGACAAAAAATACATCAGCTAATGCTAGCGAAGAAACATTATATATTCCAATGCTAACACCAAGTACGTTAGGAACGGTAATAAGTCAAATTGGACAAGCCAGAAATATAACACCGGCTAGATTTAGAAATTTTACCACCAAGCCTAATATTATTAATACCGGCATTGAAGGAAACCCTCCAGCTCGTGTTGCGGCCGACGTAGTGGATTCGGTATTCAGCGGATTAAATGGCGACATGATCAATTTAGATTTAAAAATTGTCGGCGATCCTACACTATTAAAACAAGACGATTGGCTATACGCAGGCTTTGCCACTGGCACACAGAGTGCGTATGATTATGCACAACAGTACGGCCACATACCTACAGACAGGGGAGAAGTGGTAGTAGGTATTACTTTAAATACGCCAATTGATTTAGATTTAGATATTTCCAATCAAGGTTTAGTATATCCTCCGCCAGGTATGTATCCTAGCTTATTCAGTGGTCAGTATAGAATTATAACCATTGAAAATCACTTTAGCAATGGAGTATTTGAGCAGGTATTGAGCATGGCAAGATATATTAATCACGACTTAATTGACCAATTTGCCAGTGGTACATTGCGTACCAGTAACGGTACAGTGACGCCGGTACAACAAAGTATTCAGAATGGTTCTAATTCTGGTGTTAATTCAAATAGTAGTACTACATATCAAAGGTTGTAAACATGGGTGAAATGACAAATAGACGACGCAAAGGCGGCGACAAAATAATGACCGAAGACGTTAACCAAGGTGGTGAACGTTTAGATCCAGGTCCGTATCTAGCACAAGTAGTAGGGCATGTTGAAAATAGTCGTATGGGAGAATTGTGGGTTACCATTCCCGATTGGAGCGGCTATACTGACGTAACAGATCAAGGGTCTGCCCCTACAGCTGACAGCGGTGCTATACGTGTACGCTATGCTAGTCCGTTTTTTGGAAAAACAACTGGTGGCGATACAGCTGGGCCTAACACCCCGGCTACAACAGGACAAAGCTACGGCATGTGGATGGTGCCTCCTGATATTGGTAATAATGTTTTAGTTATATTTGCCAATGGTAAAAAGAATCGTGGTTATTGGTTTGCTTGCACATACGAAAGCCCTAGTCATCATATGGTACCAGGTATGGCACGTAGCATCGGCGGATCTCAGTATACCTCTAGTCCCGGAGATGCATTAAATTCTTATATAAACAATACCAGTGTGTTGCCCGTAGTTGAATACGACATTGGCGATCCTAATGCTTTTAACAGTGATGGATTAACTACTACAATGCGTTACCCGCACGAATACCAAACAATGGTGTTGGTAAAACAAGGACTTGATCAAGATCCTATACGTGGTGCAATCAGCTCTAGCAGCTTGAGAGAAGCACCAAGTAATGTTTACGGTATTAGTACGCCGGGTCGTAAAGCTACACCATCTGATCAATATGCCAAAGACCCACTATTGGTATTTTACCGCAAAGGTGGACATCAGTTTGTTATGGACGACGGTGACACCGACGGTAAAGATCAACTAATAAGATTGCGTACCAGTGGTGGGCACCAAGTACTAATGAATGATACAGAAAATGTATTATACATTGCCAGCGCCAGTGGTAGCCAGTGGATGGAATTCAGTGCCGACGGTAGCTTTAATGTTTATGCCGCTGCTGGTATTAATATGCGTAGCATGGGACCAATGAACTTTCACAGTGACAGCACTATTAATATGAATGCCGAATCCGTTAATATCAATGGAGAAATTGGTGTTAAAGTAACTAGCCTAGCAACAATAGGGATGAGTTCGCTTGGTGCGATTAGCATAGCATCCGGTGGAGAAACTAGCGTAAGCGCAGGCGGCTTTGTAAAAATTAACGCCATTGGCGCTGTAGATGTAACAGCCGCTGGCCCATTAAATTTATTTGGAACACCGCTGGCATTGAATTGTTTAACAAAGCCTCCGTTGTTTATTCCACCAATACCAGCGATCCCTCACATATCCCCAGATACAGTATTCACAGGCACAGGATGGCAAGCTGGAAGTACATTACATTCAATTTGTAAAGTAGTGCCTACACATGAACCCTGGACTAGACCAGCACCAAAAAATTAATATATGGACATTGGAATAACTAACGCCGCATTTACAACCGTACTAACACCTTTACCAAAAAGCTGGTTAGGTCGAGCTGATGCGCCGGTATCTCCGCCGTACTGGGCTAACATTGATATGTTAACCAGCGTAGAAATTCGTAATTTACAAGCACAAATAGCCTACGATCAAAGCCAATGGAATTATAGTAAAATTGGTGTTAACAACCAACTTGGCAGATATCAAGTTACTACACAACAATTAGAATCGTATGGGCTATTAGCCGCAGGCAGTAATCAAGCATACGGTACCAATTGTGTAAATTATCGACTTTGCTGGCGCCCAGTTACTATACGAAATTCTGCCAATTCCTATGCAAATTATCTTTATAATGTTTCAACAGTAAATGAATTTTTATCTAGTAGAACTAGTCAGGAGCATTTAGCATATCAATTGATATTTGACAATTATACCAATTTGAAAAAAATTAATGCAATTTTACCCGACGATGATGCTGCAACAGTAGCTGGTATGATATACGTGGCCTGGGTTCTTGGAGTAGGTACTCCGCCAACCTACGTAAACACAGCAGGAACTGGTGCTTATGCCTGGCGCTTTGGTAATGTTGGTGTTGGCGCCGAGCCGTTTAATGCTGGCCAGTATGCTATTACAATTTTAAGCCAATAAATACAATATGACTACATATAGAGGTTTTAGTACCGCCGTTAACGCCAAAAAATACACATTGACTGATTTTGAATTAGCCAAGCAAGACCTATTGAATTATTTTAATATACGCAAGGGTCAGAAGTTAATGCAACCTACGTTTGGTACTGTTATTTGGGATATGTTGTTTGAACCATTAGACGAAAATACTCAACTGTTAATACAAAACGACATTAACAAGATTATCAGCTATGATCCACGATTAGCTGTAGGACAAGTAGCAATTACACAACAAGATCACGGATTTTTAATACAACTAACACTTAGTTATATTCCAACTAATCAAACTAGCGTACTATCGCTAAATTTTGATCGCTCAACCCAAACTTTAACCACTAATTAACTGACCATATTATTTCTACCGATAAATACTTGATATAGGTAAAATAATATGGCCCAAACAACACGTCAAACGAATCTACTAGTTCAGCAAGACTGGACTAAGATTTATCAAACTTTCACTAACGCAGACTTCACTAGTTACGACTTTGAAACATTGCGTAACAGCATGATCAATTACATTAAAGTCTACTATCCAGAGACTTTTAATGACTTCTTGGAAAGCAGTGAATATATTGCGTTAATCGACATGATAGCTTTCTTGGGCCAAAGTTTAGCTTTCCGCACTGATTTAAACGCACGTGAAAACTTCATTGATACCGCACAACGTCGTGACAGTATCCTTAAATTAGCACGTATGCTAAGTTACAATCCAAGTCGCACAAATGCGGCATCTGGCCTATTAAAAATTAACAGCGTTAATACTACAGAAAGTCTAACCGACAGCAATGGTACAAACTTAGCTGGACTAACAGTACACTGGAACGACTTAACTAACGATAATTGGTTAGAACAATTTACCTCAATTATCAATGCTAGTTTAATTACCAGCGAACAAGTGGGCAAGCCTGGTAATAGCCAAGCAATTAATGGTATCCAAACTGACGAATACAGTATTAATCTAAATCCAAACACATTACCTACAGCACCGTTTACAGCTAAAATACAAGGTACTAGTATTCCGTTTGAAGCGGTTAGTGCAACCAGCGTGGGTAAAAATTACATATACGAATCAGATCCAACAAAAGCTGGTATATTTAATATTTTATATCGCAACGACAATAATGGTAATGGCAGTAATAATACTGGATTTTTTACTTTCTTTAAACAAGGTAGTTTAACTTCAACTTCATTTAACATTACAAACAGTATTCCAAATAACTTTGTTACGGTTGCTACAAATAATATTACCAACACAGATCAATGGTTATACAGTCTAGATGTTAATAACAATCCACAGACACTATGGACACAAGTTCCTGCACTACCTGGCATCAATGTGGTGTTTAACAACTTAACAGAAAAGAATTTATATCAGGTTAATACTCTAAACAATGACCAAATCAATTTGGTATTTGGCGATGGATCGTTTGCAAACATTCCTACAGGTAAGTTTGTGTTTTACTATCGCACAGGTAACGGCACCACTTATAGTATTACTCCAGATGACCTATCTAGCGTAAGTATCGCATTTAGCTATATTAGCAAAAAGAACACAGTTGAAACATTAACAGTTACAGCCAGCTTAACCTACACAGTAACTAATGCTAATGCTGCTCCAAGTTTATCTAGTATCAAGTCAGCGGCACCACAACAGTACTATACACAAAATCGTATGATCACTGGCGAAGATTATAATATTTTCCCTGCGACTCAGTTTACAAGTATTCAAAAAATCAAAGCGGTTAACCGTACTAGTTCGGGTGTAAGTTTATATCTCGATGCAATTGATCCTACTGGTAGTTATTCGACTACAAACATTTTTGGTGATGATGGTATTTTAACAGCCAACAGTTCTATTAATTCAACTTCGTTTAGTTTTTTAACTACTGACGATATCTATTCGGCAATTTATAATCAAGTAGTTCCGGCTATTAGCAGCACAGAAATGCAAAATTATTACTATGCTACATTCCAGCGTTATAATAGCCCGCATGCCAACGTGACGTTTTCACAAACTGGTAATTCGACATCAACAAGTTCAGGATACTTACAATATGCCGGTAACACTCAGCAAGTTGGGCTAGGAGTCAGTGGAAATTTACAATATGTTGCACCGGGTGCAAG